CAATGATGACTCTGTGATTGATGACGCAGAACGCCAACCCACACATTTCAACAGATTGGTTAGATAATGTCTGCCAGAGAAGATATCACCAAAAGAATTCAGCAGGTGCTGACCAACATGACCAATCCAGCACCAGGCACAGTTTCCAGAGACTTTTTTGACTATGAAAAATTAGCCATCACACAATTTCCAGCCATCCTTATTGTGCCACTCAATGAAGACAGAGAAGACATCTCCATGTCAGAGAGACAGGGCACACTAGAAGTTTCACTGAGATGTTTTGTGAGAGGCAACCAACTGGACACACTGAGAAATGATCTAGTGAGAAACATAGAAGAGACACTGGAAACAGAGCGTGGCCTAAAAATTACACCAGATGCCACAGCAACACATGTGGTCAATCTTCAAATCACCAACATCCAGATGATTGAAAGACAACCACCAATTGGTGAAGTGACTGTGATTGTTCAAGTCACATACATCTATCAGAAAGGAAACGCATAATGGCCATTCAAATGTATAACAAATCAGGAGATTCAATAATTGTGGACAACAAAGATGTTCACAATCATTTGAAAATGGGTTGGACTTTTCAAAAGCCTAAACAGCCAGAGAAACCCAAATCAAAATCCAAAGCAGACAAGCTGAGAGATGAGATTAAAAAAGTCTATGACAATCAACCAACAGAAGAACCCGCAGAGTCAACACTTGTGTTAGAAGCAGAGGCGACCGCGGAAGTAATCAAACCAACAAAAGAGGAGAACTAAGATATGGCAACAAACACAGCTGTATATGTAGGAACTTCAGGAGTGGCAAAGTTTGATGTAGCGGACTCAGCCACATCAATCGCTTCTGTGAGATCCTTCTCAATATCACAAGTAGGTGATATCATTGAAACATCAAGTATGGCATCACAGGCAAAAACTTATCTGCCTGGTCAGACATCATTCACAGGCACCATGGATCTGTTATTCAGAGATGATGACACAGCTCAATCAACTCTGTTTTCAGCAATTGGATCAAATCCAGCAACAGTTGAATTATATCCATCAGGTGAAACCACAGGTATCAAACTGTCAGGTGAAGTAATCATCACAGGACATGATATCACAGTGGATCAAAATGATGCAGTGGTTGCAACAGTGAGCTTTCAAGGCACTGGTGCACTGACAAAAACAGATCTATAAAAAATGATCTTTGGCACATTCAATGCTAGGCGGGGCAGCCAACAGTTGGAACAAAATCTTGAGGTTTTTATGTCTAGAACAACCAACACATTGTTCAACAACATAAAAAAATTTACACCCAAGCGTTCTGGCAAGGCTGCCAAGTCATGGCGGAAAACAAAAATGAACAAGTTTGACCATAATCTTGTCAACAACCAAACCTATGTGCCTAGGTTGGACAAAGGTTATTCCAAACAAGCACCACGTGGTTTCTACAAACCAGCGGTTACACAAACACAAAGAACCAACAAAGGGAGATTTTATAAATGACAGACATAATGAAAAAAATTACCAAACATTATCAATCAATGGTTGCTAATGACATGGAAAAATTATATGTGCCTGAATGGGACATGGACATATATTATAGAACTACCAGCTCATTTGCTGATGAAAAGAAAATGATTGCTCACCAAACCAAAGGCGAAATAGTTGAAGCATTGATTCAATCAATCATTTCAAAAGCCAGAGACAAGACAGGCAAAAAAATATTTTCAGAAGCACACAAGGATCAACTGATGAATGAAGCTGATCCCAAAGTATTAACCAAAGTGGCCACTGTGCTTAACAATGCTCAGGTCACTCTGTCACAGGAGGACGCTAGAAAGGAATCTCAACCAACACAGAGTTAAAATTCTTGCTCTTGCTGGCTTCAAGGCTACACAAAAGTTTAGAAGAAGTTCAGCAACTGTCTGTGTTGGAATTGAATTATTGGGCAGGCTTGATGGCATTAGAACATCAAGAGCATCAAAAAACAATGGGATCGCGTAGAAGATAATGGTAAAAGAAAATTATGATGTTCATATAAGACTCCATAATAAAAAGGCATTGGATTCTATCAATAGAAGCACCCAATCCATTACAAAAAGTTTAGGGTCTGCTACTACTGCCGCCAAAGCGTTTATTGGTGCTCTTGCAATCAGAGAAGTTTTACAATTTGGTAGAGCAGTTCTTGATAATGTTAATCAATTCCAATTATATGAAAATCAATTAAGACTGATTACTAATGGACAGCAAGATCTTGAAGATACTATGGATGCTCTTACACAAGCAGCCAAAGATAACAGAACTTCATTTTCTGACACAGTTGATCTATTCACAAAATTAAGAGTATCTACAGAAGCTCTAGGTTTTTCAGAAGAGCGTGTGTTAGATGTCACAGGAAAATTATCCAAAGCATTGAGACTAGCAGGTGCTGATGGCAACACAGCCTCATCAGTGATTAGGCAGTTTGGACAGGCCATGGCTTCAGGTGAAGTCAGAGGTGATGAATTTAGATCATTGGTTGAAGGACTTGGTCCTGCTCTATCTATCATGGCCAGAGAGTCAGGTATCACAGTTGGTGAATTGAGGAAAATGTCCAAAGCAGGAGAATTGACTGCTGAAGTTCTGTTTGAGATGCTGGAAAATTCAACAGCACTTGAGGCTCAATTTGCAAAAACTGAACCCACAGTTGGTGATCTAGAAGTTGCTCTTGGTGATGCTTTTGACAGAGCTGTAAACAAAACAGCAGAGGCCATTAATGCTGGTGGCATTTATAAAACTATACTAGAAGGCTTAATTGATACATTTGATAGATTAGGCGGTGTAGAAAATCCTTTTGAAGCATTAACCAATGAACAGTTAAAAGCAAAATTAGGCACAGAAGATCATGATCTTGCTCTCAAAGAATTAAAATCAAGATATCAAGATTTAGTGGATTCAGGTCCAGCTGCTATTATTCCTATTTTTGGTGAATTTATTGATACAATGCTGGATGCTGACAAAAGGACAGCACTTTTAAATGGCACACTAGGCTCACAAGCAGATGAATTATCAACATTAATATCAATGTTTGAAAGTTTGAATCAGGAATTGCCAGGACCATTAGATTCAACTATTAGACTTCAGCAAGAACTTAATGATGCTCTATCTGATTCAACAGATGAAACAGATGAGAACACAGATTCAAAAAATAAAAACAACAAGGCAGTCTATGGTTCTATCAATCTTATGGAAGAACAGGCTGAAAAATATTTGGAGGTCAGTGATGCTGTAGGAAAATTAGATGAAGCTTATGATCCTGTGCTGGCGGCTGAAAATCTTCGCATTGAACAATTGAATACGCTTGATGATGCATTAAGAATGGCTATAATCACACAGGAAGACTATGATAGGATTTTAGGCAATATTGAAGCCAGCACACAAGAAGCAGAAAAGAAAACAGAGAAATATGCAAGATCTGTACAAGGATTAGCAAATGCCTTCCAAGCAAGATTCCAAGAGATGAATGCCGCATTTGATCCTATGTTAGCAGGAGTGGATCTGTTGATTAATTCATTTGACACATTCAAGCGAGGAGTTGGTGATGCTTTTGCTGACGCCATCATGGGTTCAAAATCATTTGCTGAATCACTACAAGAAGTAGGCAGGGCCATAATCAAGCAGTTGATATCAGGATTAATTCAAATTGGTCTGCAGGTTTTTGTGTTTGATCTCATAGAAAAAAAATTAATAAAAATCAGAGATGAACAAACCAAACTAAACACAGCACTTGGCATTGAAGTTGGCCTTAGATCAATACTGGCATTTCTCACAGGTGGAGCCAGCATGTTGATACCAGGATTGGCAGATGGCGGACCTGCCAGAAGAAACAATCCATATCTGGTTGGTGAAGCAGGACCAGAATTATTTGTGCCCAACAATTCAGGCACAGTGGTGCCAAATGATCAGTTGGCTGAAATGTCAGCAGTGCCAGGCACTGGTGAAGTCACTGTGAACTTTAATTTAAATGTAATTGATTCATCAGACTTTGATGATCTATTGGTGAGAAGGCGAGGCACCATCACATCAATCATCAATGATGCTCTGAACAGACAAGGAAGAGAGGCGATAGTATAACATGGCATATCTAGGTGATTGGCCACAGGACATAGACTTTAGAACAGTGGACTTCAAAACAGTTTCAATAACCAAGCAGACCACATCACTGAGTGGTAGAAGAGTGAGATCATCAGTGAGTGGCACAAGATTTAGTGCCACAGTGAGATATCCCAACATGGATATTCAAAGGTTTCTACCCATCCAAAGCATAGCAACCAGATGTCAAGGAGCATTGAATTCATTTGACATTGTGTTTCCTTACATTTCAGAAAATCAATCAGGCGTCACAGGCATAGTGGCCACAGTGGATGGCAACAATGCCGCTGGTTCTTCCACAGTGAACATATCAACCAATAAATTATCAACCAGAATACTTTTGAATGGTGCTGTGGTGAGATTTCCTTCACACTCCAAGGTGTACATGTTGACATCAGATGCCACCACAGATGGTTCAGGTGATGTCACACTCAACATCACGCCCAATCTGTTTGAAGC